TCTACCCCCCTACCGTAGGTAGGGGGGCGTAGGTCTTATCTCCGCGGCTGCGGGGGCGTCGGCACGTGCCTCGTTTCAAGGCACTCCAACGCTACCCCTTCGTCGTCGGGGATATCATCCTTGGTTCCGAACACACCCTGATGGGTGGCGTGGAACCCGTCGTAATCTTCGACATCGAAGATGTTGACCGGCACCTCTTCTTTAAAGGTGTACAAGCTGCTCCAGTCACGAACAAGAATGCTCGCTGCACTGGTGGCGGCTTCGTCAGCCGATGAGCCGTAGGCCCAAGAGCTTCCGCACCCAATAAAGATGATGGCAAGGAAAGACGGTTTGGCGTCAGACATACTGACCTCCGTTGGTTGTTTGGTTTACGATTTCAAATAGCGAATGTTTCACGTGAAACATTCCGGGCCCGAAAGCCCATAGCCCTATTTCGAGCTAACATTCTATCTTAAAGGATAACTCCCATACAGTCCATGTGACATAGTGTCGCACCTTTTTTATTAATGAAATCAATTAGTTAAACTGAAATGTGGTTAACTTGAAATGATTCTAATGTGCAGTCAACCAGAATATGGTTAACAAGCAAATACAAAAACATCTGCATTTTTTTGCTTGACTTGTATGGGACGGTTCCCATAATAACCGGGTCAACAACAGGAGAGACACCAATGAATAAAAGCCACGTGAGCCCCACAACCGGGGACTTGACCATCGACGCAGCCGCCCGCCGGAAACTGCTCGACTCGCACAACGAACTGCGGACAGCGCTGCAAACCATCTGGGAATGCAACGATCTCTGGATTTCCGATTTGCGTAATCTGGAAACGCTGATGCACCGGATGCAGCAAACGCTTCAATTCCAACGGCCAGAAAATACCGAATGGAACGGCTTTGGAAATTGGGTGCTGGCAGAAGAAAACAAGCCCGCGCCCAAGAAACGCGGACGCCCAAAGAAAAATGACGGTTAACTGGGTGTTGCTGTGGATCACCGCGGTAGGTGTTGAAGAGTTCATCGTGAAAAACGTAGGAGTCTTCGACACCATTGCACAATGCCACGTCGCAGCAACAAAAATGTTCTGGGAAGATATGCCCGTAAATGAAGAAGCGGTGTGCATCCGCGTCGAAACACTGGGAGTATATTGGGAATGAATAGTGTCAATGAACACCAAGAAGCAGCCGCACTGCTTAATCAAGCTATCCACGCCGTCAATGACCTGTGGCTGGAAGCGCTGCCGGGCGAAAAGCCCTTCCTCGACGAAGCAATCAGCAAGCTGCACGAAGCACAGTCCCTGATGATAAAAGCCAGAATGAGAATACCAAACATCGTCGAAGCATCCGCAACACTAAAAGTTGCAAGGAATGACGAATAACGCTTGACGGGGCAGAGAACGCGGCCTACGGTTCATTAACGGTTGTGTTCTTTCTCCGTGTTGTTTTGGTTTGTAGCGCCTCGTCCTTTCTTAGGGCGGGGCGTTACTTTGTTACACTTTTGAAAAACCAAATATGTAACGCTCAAACCCAAGGTGACAAAGGGTTCTAAAATCCAAAACTTTTCTATAGGGCTAGAAAAAAAAATAATTTTTTTTCTTCCCACAGTGCTGTGACAAATGTGAAAAGTGTAACATCGTTGAAATCCTTACATAAAGAAGGCAAATATCGTTACTTTTTTGTGTAACGCGAAATTAGAGGTGTAACACCTTGTTTTAAACCCGCACTTACCCTTATATTTGGAATGATTTCAAACATAAGGGCACGTCATGGAAATCGTAAAAGTAAACCCTGTTGGTCGTCCGCGGCTGACACCGGACTCCCCGCTCTCTGAAAAGCAAAAGAAATTCGTTAAGGAATACGTTTCCAACGACGGCATGATTAGTAAGAAGCAATGCGCTTTAAACGCGGGCTTCTCTGAAAAGAGTGCGTCGGTCAAAGCTTCTGAACTTTTGAACCCCCACAAGCACCCGAATGTTGCCAAGGCGATCAAGATGTATCGGGACGAACTGAACGAGCGGTATGCAATCACTTACCATCGTCATGTCCGTGACCTGCAGCGCATACGTGATGAAGCTTTGGACAATGGAGCATATTCAGCCGCCGTGCAGGCGGAGTACCGCCGGGGGCAGGCGCACGGGGATATCTACATCAGCAAATCTGAAGTGCGGCACGGTTCTATTGACAGCATGAGCCGTGATGAAGTGATGAAAGAACTAGAAGAGATTAAAAAGCAATATGGATCTTCCGTTATCGATATCACGCCCGTCGAAAAAGACGCCGAAGAATCTGGAAGCGAGCTTCTACCAGAGTATAAAGAAGAACCAGAAGAAGCACCGGCCTGACGTCAGGCTGACGCGAATAGAAAGCTGGGCATCTCAAGGCGTCCCCGATCTTGTCGTTTGCGGCGAGACAGGGGACTTTTCTTTTTGGGAGTTAAAAACGGCAACCGGCGTTGCTGTTCGGCTATCGCCTCATCAGGTTGCATGGATGGAGCAGCACAAGCACACCGCATCGTTTGTCATTGTGCGCTGCAAGGATCGACACGCCCACGTGTATCGTGCGGATCAGGCGGTTGAGCTTGTTGACCGCGGGCTTCTTTTAAAACCGCATTTTAAAATAGATGCCCCGATTGATTGGGAGCAGTTTTTCCGTTTGACAATCCCGGTGTAAGAACTATCTTATACGCACCAACAACGGGAGATAAACGAAATGAAGAAAGCTACCTTTCGCGTTCGTGAAATACGCACGTTTGAGTTTGACATGTACTTTGATGAGTATCTGTCGCTTGCAAATATGGAAAAGGCTGCAGAAAAAAAATGGTGGGACAGTGTGGATGTCATGCTGCAGGCAAGAGAGGCTGAACCGGTTAACGTTCTTGTCGGAATAAAAAGAGATCAAGACGGGGACGTTGTGGTTGAAAGAATATCTGATAGCCCGACGCCGGACGTGAAATTATTCTGGGCAAATGGCAGCTATTGCACAACAAGCGGTAACATGCGGGATTTTGATTTTGCCGTCCGTGACGTCAGTTTAGAAGCTGCAAGCCGCCGCGCAGAGCAAATAATAAAGGGCGATGGACGCCGCCGGTATTCTGGCAAGCTTGACATGGAAGTTTGCGCCGCGGGTAATTATTAAATGTGGATATTGTCGCGCCTTTATTATTGGCTGTTTTGGGGATCGCCAGACCCGGACAAAATAAAAAGCCGATATAGCATTGAGCCCACAAAACGACGGCGGAAAAAATAAAAACAAAAGGCAGGCTAGCGCTTGCCTTTTTTATTTTGCGCTCTAATATGGGATTAGTCCTAGACAACAGGAGATTTTAAAAATGTTAAAGACAGTTGAAATCAGCACCGCCAAGAAACTGAAAGGATGCGCCGTCACATATCGCAGCGGTAATAAAAACATGTTTGGCACGTGCCCGGCGGATTGCGAACTGAATCCGTCAGGCAAGGGATGCGGCGCGGGGCAGATTGACCATGATTATTTGGATGCTGTTTTAGATAGCAAGCCGCGGGCGGGTTACAGTTTCACATATACCCATTTTAGCCCCATGCACTGGGCCCACAAATTAAGCCCGATTAAAACCGTTGTTAATTACAGCACCGCCAACCCGGAGACAGCCGCGTTTTTAAAAAATGCAATGCGGAAAGCCCCGCCGGATCAATGGCAATTTCCTATGGTGACCGTAGTGCCCCCGACGTTTTGGCAAGAGTCGCAAAAAAACCGGACAATTGACCATGTTCAATTTGTGCGCTGCCCAGAAGAAACCGGCGCAATAAGAGGATGCGCGGATTGCGGCGGGCGCGGCGGCCCGTTATGCGCCCGTTTAAATCGCGATTACATAATTGCATTTACGGCGCACGGGACGGACAAAAACCGGGCAGGCGATAGCGAGACGCAGGGCGGATGTTATGCGGGCACCGGTAACGTTGCCATTCACTGGCGGCGCATGCCGGGCCAGACGCAGGCAAAGCCCGACGGGGAAAAGTTGCGAGACTTTGCCCGCAACTTGCCGCCCCGTTCAATATTGCGGCACCACATAGCCGGGGACATCGGGAAAGAATAGAACGCCCGCCCCGCTGCAGCCCGCCCGCCATCCCGGCGCGGCGGGTTTTCTTTTTTTAAAAATACGTTTGCGTTTGCGGGATTAATCGCATAATCTGCCAATTGACTAGGCGAAATCGTTTTGGTCGGGATTTTCAAATTGCGTTTTTTGTTTATCCCTTGCCCCTTTTCGGTTGACGTTCGCACCCCCGCCCCGTGCTAGTCCGGGCCCGCTGCAGGGACACCACATAGCAGCCCTATATTATGCAAAACCAAACAACCTTTTAAAATGGAGTTAAAGACATGCTGCAAAATATCGACAATGCGAACCGCGACATGGAAACCCTTTTGCGTCACGTTATGGAGCAAAACAGCCGTTCGGTTGATTATCAGGCCAACACCGGCCAGATGGAATATCGGACGCGGGAAACCGGAAACGGTAAGCAGACAGCAATCTTTTTAGAGGGGCAGGGCGGGGAACCAACCCGCCAGCTTGACGTGAATAATGTTTGTTTTGACGGCATCGCCAAGACAGCAGAAATTGACGTTCGGACTGCCCGCCGGTTGTCTGACAATTATCCCGAACAATGGGACGGCCTGATTAATGCAATCTGGCAACAGGAACCAAAGCCGCGCTTATTGCGGACGTTCATGGATGATGAAAGAACCGGGACCGCCCGCGCTATGTTGTCTGATAGGTTTAAAACCTATGACAATCTGGATTTGATTGAGACGGCAATTCCCGAATTGATCAAAGCAAACGATGAAGACAACGCCGGGTGGCAGCTTCAAAACTGGCATAGCACCGACAAAAAACTAATGGCTCGATTTAAATCAAACACCATTGTCGGCGAAGGTGCGAAAGTTGGTGATCTAATGGCGCTTGGATTGCTCATTAGCAATTCAGAAACGGGGCACGGATCAATTCAGGTTGCACAAATCAACTGGACGTTGGCTTGCCTTAACGGGATGCAAACCGAAAACAAAATCCGGTCCCCGCATCTGACCAGCAGCCGCGGTGACGCGGACGTTTGGTCAGTCCTGACAGAGGAAGCAAAGAAAGCCGACAACGCGGCAATGTCTCTGAAATTGCGGGACATGGTGCGGGCTTTCAGCAGCCGGGACAGCTTTGATGAAATACTGCAAAAGATGAAAGACGCAGCCGCCGACGTCATCGAAGGTACGTATACAGAAAAGGCAGTCGACAAAATGGGATCGATCTTAGGTATCCCGCAAAAGCGCCGGTCCCTTGTTCTTGAGGGATTAGTGCAAACGCGGGCGCAGGATGGATATGTTGGCGAACCCGTCAGCCGTGCAACGCTGATGAATGCCATAACAGCCGTGCCGCAAATGCGGGATGCATCGGGTAATCCCATGGTGCAACCGGATGATATTGATGATTGGCAGCGTTTGGGCGGACGTGTTTTAGAAATGAAGCAATCCGACTGGACCGCAATCAGCCGCGCATCACTTGAAGCCGCATAAAACACAAAAAACCCGCCGGACATCGCGCCCGGCGGGTTTTATTTTTGCCCGCACTACATCTAGACACCAAACAGCTGCAGGAAAGCCCGTCGCGCACAACATACGGGAACAATCCCGCAAAATATCTATTTTCCCCAAAACTTGCCCCGCGCCCCGCCCGCCCATGTTTTTAAACTTATGACAACGGCGCATGGCCCGCGATCCGGGGACCGGGTGCCGCGATCTGGCGTTAAAATTGCGTCAGCAGCGGGCCGGAAAATTGCGCCGGATCATGCCCGGCACGTGATCCGCGGCACGTGATCCGCGTTTTAATAATTAGTTACACGGGGCCCCGGTAAACTTAATTTTAGCAATAAATACAGGCACATAGCGCATGAATCGCTCAAAATGAGCCCCGCACCTGTGGCAGACGACGTCAAAGTCCATGTTTTTCGCAAACAATACTGTAAAAAACGATATCAATATGGGATAAATAGTGTATTCTGACTTTTCTTCAGGGGCCCCTATAAAGTAGGTCAACCGAAAAAAGGTTTACTGGCTTATTATGAGCGATGAAATCCAAGATAAAGTAGTCAAGTTACAGCTTCGACTAGCTCAATTAAATCGTGTTGAACACTGTCAGACGGACTTCTTGGGATTTGTGAAAGCGGTCTGGCCGGACTTCATTGCTGGCGAGCATCATCGTATAATTGCAGAGAAGTTTGAGCGCGTAGCCAAGGGCGAATTGAAGCGTTTGATCATCAACATGGCCCCGCGTCACACAAAGTCTGAGTTTGCCAGTTATCTTCTGCCTGCGTGGTTTATTGGGCAGAACCCGGCGATGAAAATCATTCAGGCAACGCACACCACGGAGCTTGCTGTATCCTTTGGCCGTAAGGTGAAGAACCTTCTAGAGCGAGAAGATTATGCTGAGATTTTTCCTGAAGCGAAATTATCGGCGGATTCCAAGGCGTCAGGCCGGTGGGACACTTCACGTGGCGGCATGTACTATGCTGTCGGCGTTGGCAGTAATCTTGCTGGCCGCGGCGGCGATCTAATTATTATTGACGACCCCCATTCTGAGCAGACGGCTATGTCGGCGTCGGGTTTTGACAATGACTGGGATTGGTACACAGGGGGCCCCCGACAGCGTTTGCAGCCCGGCGGGGCGATCATTTTGGTAATGACTCGTTGGTCACAAAAGGATTTGACCGGTCAGCTTATTCGTCAAATGGGTAAAGATGAGAAAGCGGATCAGTGGGAAGTTGTGGAACTTCCTGCGATTATGGACGATGAGGAACCTTGTTGGCCGGAGTTTTGGTCAAAAGACGATCTTGAAAGGGTCAAGGCGTCTATCCCGCCGTCAAAGTGGAACGCGCAGTATCAACAGCGTCCTACAGGTGAAGAGAACGCAATTATCCCGCGAGAGTGGTGGAAGCGGTGGGAAAAAGACAACGTCCCTAATCTTGAGTATGTCATTCAAAGTTATGACACGGCGTTTTCAAAGCGCGAGACTGCTGACTACAGCGCTATAACGACGTGGGGTGTATTTCGCCCGGAAGAAATTGGGGGGCCCCCGGCGGTCATTTTGTTAGATAGCAAGAAGGGCCGGTGGGATTTTCCAGAGTTGAAAGCAGAAGCTTATGAAAGCTATCAGTTCTGGGAACCCGATACTGTAATCGTGGAAGCAAAGGCGTCAGGGACTCCTTTGACACACGAATTACGTAACATGGGCATTCCTGTTGTGAATTTTACGCCATCTCGCGGCAACGATAAGGTGTCGCGTGTCCATTCTGTATCTCCTTTGTTTGAGGCGGGGATGGTGTATGCGCCGGATGAGACATTTGCGGACGAGCTTATTGAGGAAGTTGCGGCTTTTCCCAATGGTGAGTATGATGACCTTGTCGATAGTATGACCCAAGCTCTGATGCGATACCGTCAGGGCAATTTCGTATCGTTACCTACGGACGATTGGGACATAGACGAGGACAACTATACTCAGGTACGCTCGTATTATGGCTGAAAAAGAAGAAACCATTGTAGGATTGCCCGAACCTGATGCAGGCGGGGGCATCTATAAATTTCTGTCTATGTTATCGCCAACAAGGTTTTCTGTTGTGGAGCCCCGGCGCTCTGCTGTGGTTGACGACATGGGCGGTTACGCTCTGGTAAAGCCGGGGAAGTATGCTTTTGACAGTTTCACAACGCCACAAATAGTTACATCGGGGATTGATGCTTTTAAAGCTTTCATGGACGACCCTGTAGAGTCTGCAAAAACAGGTGTCGTTGGTGCCATAGAAGGCATGGGAGAAGAAATAGATAAAGGAATATTGGCGGCGAGTACCGGAATTACGGATACCTTTGACCCCGAAACA